TACCCAGGGGCATTGCGTCAGAGAAAGAACCTTGACCGAAAGGATAGACCAGGAACACTGCACTCGCAGCAGCAACAGGTGCCGAATAAGCAACACAGATCCAAGGACGCATACCAAGACGGTAAGACAGTTCCCACTCACGACCCATGTATGCATAGATACCGATCAGGAAGTGGAACACAACTAGTTGGAAAGGACCACCGTTGTAAAGCCACTCATCTAGGGAAGCAGCTTCCCAGATGGGGTAGAAGTGAAGTCCAATAGCATTGGACGAAGGAATAACAGCACCAGAGATGATGTTGTTTCCGTACATGAGTGAACCAGCAACGGGTTCACGGATGCCATCGATGTCCACAGGAGGAGCAGCGATAAAGGCAACGATGAAACAGATAGTAGCAGCAAGCAGGCAAGGAATCATCAGGACTCCGAACCAACCAACATACAGACGATTGTCGGTTGAAGTAACCCAGTTGCAGAACTGTTCCCAAATATTCGATTGTGATTGTTGACGTGAAAGCGTAGCAGTCATTTTTTAAACAAGTAGTAAGTCCATCAGGGAAATGGTGGAGGTACTATGCTCCCCGCACCCTCAGCGGGGATATGAGAGACGTGCTTTATACACCCTATAGGTCTCGGTTTGGGGTGTTACAACGGTTTAAAGATTATTTACAATCCTTAACGTGTTGATGTATTTATCATACTACGGTTTACCGCCCCCGTCAACATCGATGTTCCAGTTTTACAACTGTCCTCATCTAGAAACACGTTTGATAAATATCTATAGATCTAAACCATATGAGATGGCATGAAAAAACTCTTACCTCTCGTTATGTTATTGATGACCGCAGGTGCAGCAAACGCAGGCGGACTTGTTACTAAACATGCTTCTTCAGTCCAACTGACTGTTGATGCTGCTCGCTCTACTGCTATCAGAGTCGGTCATGGTATGTCTATTTCTGGCAGTGGAGTAAATACTACGGACGGCACAACTGCTGGCACTGTAGGTAATGCTATCGCTATGTCCAGTGATGGATTTACTGGTGCTTCCTCAACGATTACAGCAACACAAGCAACAGATGGTGATGCTTTCTCTTTCAGTGCTTCTTATACTCAAGGTGATGCTGTCCCAACTAGTGCTGCTACGGTAGGTGCTATTCCTAACTTCGGCAATGTTACCAGTTATGCGGCTGGTTCTGCTGGGTCTCTAGCTGGCACCATTGATAATGCTCATACTATGTCACTAACAGCAGGTGGTGCTGGTACAAGTGCTACGGGACAATTCATCACAGAAATCACTGTAATCGACTGATAATAAATATGACTAGATTACAAGAAGCAATCGGTCTCGGGTTGATTCTTGGTGCCTTACATGGGGCTGCTCAAGCAGTCCCCGTGGTTCCTAACTTTACACAAGGCTCCATGACCAGCCACACAGAGACGACACAAAAAATAACCGAGACCATTAATTCAATGGACTATAACACAGGGTATCAATACTCTGTGACAGGGAGTGGAATTACAGCATCAGGTAACTTATCACCTGGCACTGGAACAAACAATGTAACTATAGACGGCGTGACTTCAACATGGACAGGCATTACAACAAAACCAACATTCACACAAACAACACCAGGAGCAGCGTTTCAGTTCACGGAAACCTATCAGGGTCCTGGTTTAAGCAATCAAACGATTATAAACAGAACTACAGAAGTAACAAGCGTCACAGACACTACATCAATCTTCTCGCAGTAGGACTTACCAGTGTATTCTTCCCGTCTCAAGCACTGGCTAATGTTGGTGGTGTTAGCGCCACAGCTGCTCCTGTTGCTAACTCTTCAGGTAGTGTTACTAATCAAGCAATTCAAGTTCTACAGGGTCCATACATCACAAACACCTATGGAAATGGGATCCAGTGTCAGGGTGCCACAAGAAACTTTACCCCTTATGTAACTGGAAGTGCATCAGCTACTAAACCATACGAGCCATATTATTATGATAACGTATACGATATGCGTGATCTCGACGAGGATGGTGCTCCTGACAATCCTGGCGATGTCCTTTACCAAGTTCCTATAAGAACTGGACAAAAAGATAATTACAACTTAGGTGTTGGTTTTTCTATTACCTGGTCAGAACCTTTAGATAAAGAATTGCAAGCACAATGCAAAGAAGCAGCTGCTGCCAACATCGAATTGATGAAGCAACAAGCTGCTAATAAGAGATTAGATTTTGAGATTGCGAGACTAAAAAACTGTGGTGAGTTAATGAAGCAAGGCATTCAATTCCACCCTCGCTCACCATACCATAAAGTGTGTGCAGATGTGGTAGTAAATAATGTATCAATGGTCAAACCCCATAGACACGTTATTACTGCACCAACATCAACTAACGCAGCAGACCTCGGAGGTCCTATCAATAACGAGACGGGAAAGAATCGATAGAGGGGCAAACTGCTGAGGGAGGACTCTGATATTGTGATGATGGAGCAGGAGGATCAAATTTTCTCAACTCATAAGATCCATCCCCACGATCGATCCATTCCAAATCATCATTTTCTTTCCAACCAGCCTTCTCTAATAATTCTGGAGGAAGGGTAATAACATAATCTTCCTCTCCAGTGTCTCCATTAAAAATTGTTTCTACAGGAATCGTCCAATTGGTCATTTCTTTAGAGTTCTACGTAGTTCCATTATAGCATGATTTCTATCTCTTTGCTCTAATCGTCTTTCAGCAACAGAAAGTTCTTTAATTTCTTTGCCTCTGATTTTAGCAATTTTTTTCATAACTTTCTTGACCGTTGGTTTGACAACCTTTAATAGGATGTCTGCCAACGGTTTTGCCATAAGTGCAGATGCAGTTGCAACGACAGCAATACCACCAGTTGTCATCACCTGACCACCGCTAGGCAGTCCCGCTACTATCTGTTGAGGTAGTGGGACTGCTTCTGTTATCTGGACACACTCGTTACCAATTAGTTTATATTCAGTAACTTTCTTTCTGAAACCCTCTACATATGTTCCGACAGGTTCTTTAGCATTCTGTCCTGGTGTAGGACAATCCACCTTGGCAGTAGCAGGTGGTGCTGCTTTGGGAATATCTACTTGTCCAGGTGGTTTTGGTGTCTCTTTCTCTCTGGTATCAACACCAGCAGGATAAGTAGGAACTATCTGTTCAGGTTCAAAATTAATAGGATTGTAACTGGGAATGCCAGAGTCACAATACGTAACCAATCCTCTTTCGTCATCTTGACCTATAGTTTTAGATTTGCTGTTGCTTTCGTGTGCTTCAACGCAACCAGGAATGTCAACAACAGGGACACCAATATTTACCGTCACTGGTGGAGACACAAAGATACCAGATACTGGAGCACTCCAGTCTGGTATCTTTTGAATGTCAATTTGATTAATACTATTGACACCGATACCGACAGTATCTATAGATATAATTTCAATTTGATTCATTTATCAAAAACCAGGAATACCTGCAGGGAGTCCACCAGATACCCCTTCGGGAATAACACCACCAGTGGTTGTTGGTAGTTCTGGCATAGCACTATCTAACATACCTGGGAGAGCACTAGACACCGCTTCGACTGCTGCTTTAGTAACAGTCTCTGTAATTTTACTCTTTGCATCTTCAATAAGTGCATCTTTATTAAGAAGGAGATAGGCACTTCCACCGATCAAAGCAAGAGATGTAAGACCAGATAGAAGTGCGACAGCGTTAATTACTTTTTGCATGGTTTTAAATTGTAGGCATTACGGGTGGTTCGCCGTCATTTTTAGGTGCGGCAGTTGAAATTTGAATGGGTGCTTGTTCGATACGGATTGTTTGTGCAGGAGCAGTTTGTGCTGCTGCCGTAATCAGTTTCTCAAGGTCTGCTTTGGTTATACCACCAGATGCACCCATCTTCATGGTTCCGTCACCAGACTTCTTCGCTGTTTGGACCCCGAAGGTAGCTAAAACTCCCGTAAAGACGGACGCAATAAAAGTCGGATCGAGTTTTTGCTCAGGAATACCAAAAGCAGGAGGAAGTTTAATATATGCCAAGGTAAGAATACCACCAGACCAAACAAGAATACCAAGTCTAACCATGGTACTAATTGCCTCTAATTGACCCTCATGGTCATCAGCAGCATCCTTTATTTTACCAAGAAATCCCTTCTTCTTTTCTTCTTTTTCAGGTTCTTTTTTAATTTCTTCAGCCATTTAGGTGATGAGTGGGGCATAACTATGTATAAAAAAAGGGAGCTATTTTGCTCCCTCGTATACAGGTCTCATCATTCCCTTGTCAGGTGGACCATCGTCATCTTCATTTGTATCAATCAGGAACCATGCTATGACAAAACCGACTAGTAGTCCTAAGTATGATTCCGTGCTCATGAGATTATTTCGTAGGCCAAGTTAGTTGCATTGCCCCTACAAGTAAAACTATAAAGACAATTACAAATAGTGTGCTCACCACACTCCAGGGATGATCTGCCCAGTGGCAGCATAAGATCCCATTGCAGCGATGATGCCAATCATCGCTGCCCAACCATTAATACGTTCTGCTTTTTCGTTCATTGTTTTTCCTCCAGGGTTTTGTTGTAAATTACAATTTCTTTACCATCATGGGTAAAGACTAGTTCATCATCATGCCCCCAACAAAGTTCTTCGTAGAGAGCATTGAGTTTCTCCATGTCTTCATAGAGAGCATTAGGATTCGGCATTTTCTTTAAGGTAGTTGAGCATTGTTTCAGGATCGCTGACTTCATATGGGTCAACAGGACAGTTGCCAACTTTGCCAGGTTCTTCAAACAACTTCTCAACCTCGCCATTGTTTACTACCATAGAGTAACGCCAGGAACGGAAACCAAATCCAAGATTTGATTTATTAACTGACATACCCATGGCATGAGTAAACTCACCACTACCATCAGGAATTGCCTTGACTTTATCAATACCTTGATCCTTGAACCAAGCATTCATAACAAAGGAATCATTCACGGAGATGCAATATACATCATCAACACCTTGCTCACGAATCATATCGTAAAATGCTTCATAACCAGGGAGTTGGTATGATGAGCAAGTGGGAGTAAATGCACCAGGAAGGGAGAAGACTACTACACGCTTACCATCAAAGATGTCAGATGTAGTCAGATCACTCCATTCGTAGTCATCATCAAACGTGCGAACACGGGTCTTAAAAGTTACTTCAGGGACTCTTGTCATAATACTTGTCAAATGTTTGTTGAATATTTTTTGTAATCTCAACTCCACCAATAAATTCCTCAACTTTTAATCCTTGAGGGGTGGCGATAATCAATACTGGAGTAGCGGTTACTCCATAAAGTTTAGCAAGATCTTTGTCTTCTTGAGTTGGTTCTGACCCAACATCTTCAAGATCAATCTTTTCAATCGCGTTGACTCTATCGTCGTTGATTGCAACCAGATACTTGTCAACGAGTCTACATGGTCCGCAAGACTCCTTAGAAAAGAGAAGAAACTTGTACATCAGTAAAGTTCTTCCTCCTTATCAGTTTCAACTACGCAATCGCTAGTTGGATATGACACACAAGTCAGGATAAAACCTGCATCGATTTGGTCATCATCCAGGAAGGATTGATCGCTCTGGTCCACACTGCCACTGACCAGTTTGCCTGCACACGAGGAGCAAGCGCCAGCGCGACAAGAGTAGTTAAGGTCAATTCCTTGCTCTTCAGCGGCGTCGAGGATGTACTGATCGTCCTCACAGGTGATAGTTTGTTCACCATCAGGTGTGCGAAGAGTGATGTTAAATGCCATTGATTTTAGTAAGTTTCAGATAATTGTTCTACAGAGTATGCCAACAAAACAAAGAAGGCAACACTCGTAATTGTAAAGAAAATCTGTTCCATTGTCAAGTAGTCCGTTTTACTTCGTAGATTGTTGAATCACCATAGATCTTATGGTCTTTATATCCAACCATGCGTCCCTTCGTATTTTGTAGGGCAGGCATAAATGCGATAAAGAAGAATACAGCTGGTGCTCCTACAAAAAGGAGACTCGCAATGACATAATAAGTCAGCAGTTCTGCAATATCATGCATCAGATAACACCAAAGAAGAATTTGCCAGTGATTGCATAAGACAGGAATCCAGCAACGATACCCATCATTGCCCAGCGACCATTCATTTTTTCAGCCTTCTCAGCATAAGGTTCAATACCATAACGCTCAAGGGCTTCCTTGGTCATATACATGGAAGGTTCTTTGGCAAACATATTCATTTGCCCAAACTCATTTTTTGTTACAGTCATTTTACGATTTGTTGTAAATCTTTACATAGTATATAGCAAAAAAGCACCTCTGTCAAGAGGTGCTTTGTAGTCATTTATACCTATTCAAAGATTGGTAAGGGTTTGCTGAAAAACTCTTGCCTCATACGTTTAAGAATCTTTGGGTCATTGCCATAATATCCCAGATTCATATACACACAATCAAGATAACGCAAGTCTTCTCTATCTGCATCATAGGTTGTATGATCACAATAATATAAAATCTCTTGAGGTACTTCTACTTGTTTAAAATCTTGTTCAATAATAAAAGGCACAGTCATTCTGATGCTCTCCATTCTTTACGCATACATTGATAGACAGGATCATATGCTGCTTTGTCTCTTACTTCTTTAAATATTGCCGCAGATCTTGCTTTGACATTCGTGAGGCAATCTTTCTCGCAGGGAGATATACTCCCATCTTTTGCATATTTGCGTCCCGAAGAGTGATTGGCGTACCGTCTGGCACGAGTGAATCCCATCTCAAGGAATTTCCGTGCCATGTCCATGCCAATGAAATCATCCCGTCGTTTATACTCACAGAACATTTCGTATATTTTATGAGAAGATTTAAGAGACGCTGCCTCATCTACGAACCTCCAATGACTACATATGTAGTCAGTGTAAGGCTTAACCAATAATACTCCCTGCTCCCCTCGGCCAATACGATAAAGTCGTCGAGTGTCAGGATCTGTGAAGTCAAGTGACTTATAATCGAGTTCATAATTAAACTCTTTCATGCTTTAACTTTGTGGTGGAGGTGTTGGTTCGGTAACTCTACCAAGATAAGGATCATAGTCCATAAGGTCAGTGGATGTCAAGCTAGCACCAGACTGCTTCCACCAGTTCCAAAGTGCCTCATGATTACGTTTGTGGATAATATCAACGTGATCTTGATGAATGGCAGATGGGAACTCAACTTTATACATCAGCAAAGGTACTGCAAAAGTATTGCCCGAGTTATAAATCAAATCATCAGCAACTGCACGGGGTTTTACCCCATTATCAAGTTTAAACTTGTCGTCTCTACAATGCAGTCTTACAAGTTTCTCTGCATGATATCGATTGATAACATAGCAAGCAGTAGAGAAATCATTTACAAATCTCTTGTGCAATTTAATATGAATATCCCCAGTACAAATAATAGACAATTGTACTACATCCCAATCATATGGGAACTGTGCATATAACTCAGACCAAGTAAAGTTCCAAAACTGAACTGTAGACAAGTCACAATCATCCTCCATCAAAATCGCATAAGGACTGTCAGAGGTATCTAGATAGTGCTTGAGTGCCTTGAGATGGGACGTAGTACATCCAACCTCCCCAGAGTTCATTAGAGGGGGATACTTCCCCTTTAAAATGCCACTCAGGTCATCCACCCTACCATCACACGCAGAGATGCGTTCGTAATTATCAATACCCCAATACTTAAATTGGTTTTCCATCCACTCCCACCTATCAGTTGCATCGTCAAGGTTAATGCAATACAGAGGTCCAAAGTTGTTTAACTTATAAGCAGACTTATTTTTTTCCGTAAAGTCAATCATTTGTTTATCAGGGTATGAATGTTTGGCAGATAATACTTTTGTAGGATATTTTCCCAAGAGAACTGCTTGGCATATTCTCTAATCTCTTGTCTATGTTTAAGAGACTTTGTTCTGTTTTCATTGATTATACTTAAGACATAATCAATATCTTCAACTTTTTCCTCTGGAATAACATCAATAAAAGGTAGAGATGTGTCAAGGTTTGCTGCACCCCATTGAGATACAACAACGCCGAGTCCAGCAGCAAATGCCTCCATACAAACTAGAGGGTGTGCCTCACCATCACTTAAGAGAATGAGGTTTGCATATTCTGTTAGATTAGCATACAAATACTCTTTTGACCACTCTCCAAGATATCGAGATGATTTTTTAAATCTTGAGTCAGCAATATTGCCAGCAAAATGAATCTCTGGACAATCGTGATACAGATACTGACGCTTTCTTGAATCAATCTTTGCAAGATAAATTGACTTGAGACCAAATCCAGGTGCCATAGTAAACTTAAAGTTATCGATGGCGACTCCATTTGGATTCAAAAAGAGTCGGTCTTTTGGAATACCTGCAAGATTATGATAGACATCATTAATCCCTGTTGACAGACCAAACACATTGGGTTTGTAAGCAGTAAATACATCAAACACCCTTTGTTTATAAGGACCCATCATCTCAGGTCTCTCCAGATATGCAAAGTGCGTTGTAATAGCACAAGGATACTGAATATAAGGACACAATCCTACCCAATCATCATAGTTAATATGAACAAAATCAGGACGGTACTCATTGACCTTCCTGATAATTTCATTTGGATTGCCTTCATTGATAATCAGGACATCGTGCCCCAGTTTATCGAGTGTAAGTTTATAATCCCAGATTAAAGATTCAACAGCACCCCACCCCTTAGGAGGGATTGGAGTGTTGGGACCAATGATAACTATCCTCATTGCAAAATCTTCTCAATATTTTGTACATACTTATCAATAAGTTTAGTTAGAGAGAACGTCTCCATACCATACTCACGAATCTCTTTACGATGAGCAGCAGAGTATTGACGGTTCTCCTCAACTGCCTGAGTTACATACTCAATGTCCTTGAGTTTGTCATCAGGAATCACAGTAACAAAAGGTTTGTCAGTGTCAACCTCACTGGCACTATGCTTTGAGATCACAACACCAAGACCATTGACTAGTGCTTCTTTGATTGCAAGAGAGGTTCCGTTCTCACCATCGCTCAACAATACCATATTAGCATACTTTGTCAGGTCACGACAGAGGTCTTCTCTACTCCATTCACCTTTATAATTGTGTCTGCGAGCATCAAATCCTGTGCCAGTTTCATACTTACCAACAAAGTCAATGCTGTCAATATCCTGATAAATGTCTTGCTTCTTGCGTGGAGAGATTTTACCAAGATAGATTGACTTGCCTGGATACTCACACTCCTCATTGTAGGTAAACTCAGGGTCATTTGTACCCTCCATCAACCAAAAGAGTCTATCCTCTTCCCAACCATTCTTTTTGTAAAACTCAACATCCTTAGGGGAGACCGCAAAGTTATAATACTTCTCTTTATTATTCTGCATCCACTCAGCAACTCTCCAATAACCATCCTTCTTATGCCAATCAGGTTGATCGATATATGGATAGTGACTGCTAAACAGGATGGGGCACTTCACCTTACCATAGAGAAAGTCTACAACAGGATAGAACATATCATAGTGAATATGGATTACATCAAAGTCACCCTCAAGGCAATTCTTTGCAATCTCATTCATATCTGGGGTGTTAATAATCTCACCAGTGTGCCCCTTCTCTCCAAGGATACAAGCACGATCCCACATCTGTCTCTCAAGTGCTCCCCATCCGTCAGGTGGGATTGGCATGATGCCAGGTCCAACTAAACAAATTTTCATTGTTCCTCCATGTAACAAACTTCTTTGAGTTTTTTCAAGAATAACTCATCCTCACTAGTGGATTTGCCATGGAAATATGGCATACCATAAAACTCTTCAATGTCATTATGGAAAGCAAAGACGGGTTTAAACTCCTCATCTTGAGGGTTCTTACCATAAAAATTATCTGTGTATATAAGAGGCATTTGCTCTCGATTAGAACTATGGTTCATAGAACCATTTGTAAACTTATAGTTTTGAGTTTCATGGAGTGAGAGGGACAAAAGCATCTCATCAGTAATCCCATCTGCGTTTCTACCAGATGAAAACACTTGGTCAAACTTTTGAGCAAACTTCTCAAAAACATTATTGTGATCTCCATTCTTAAACAAAAAGAGACCTGATGCAATGTAAGGTGTGTCTTCAGTTGCACCACCGATTATCTCAGGATGTAACCCAAGACTATTACGCACATTCCTTGCATACTGCCCAAGAGTAGGAACCCACCAATGTCTGCAGATCATAAACTTATCTTCAGACTCTTCAACGAGTTCATCAACTCTATCATTGACAATTACAGTATCACTGTCCATGTAAAAACAGTAGTCTGTATCAAGGTGCTCATACAGATGATATCTCATTTGCCAGTAGTGAGGTTGAAACCAACCATCACTACTTTGATTGTCAATCGGATAGTGGACAATTTTTACCTTTGGATCGTCATTTTCCAATCGACCATCAGCATCTAAGATCAAAACATTATAATCCTGTTCAATTCTTTCTAGAGAACTGACAGATCTAATCAAATTGTTGTAGTGTTTATCGGCACCACCAACAATATAACCAAAGGTAACTTTTGTCATCATTCAGGTTTAATATACGACCAACTCTTGTAAGAGGGTTCGGAGGTCATCCAAACGTTATCAAGCACATCTGCAAAATACTCCTCTAGGGCACCCTCAACATCAAAGAAGTCGTATGCCTCATTGGTAGGTTCACAGAAGCAATCGTGCCCAGAGATGATACCACCCTTCTTGAGTTTTGGATACCATGCAGTGATATCACTCAAAACTGCCTCTTTGGTGTGATCAGCATCGATATAGATCCAATCAAAGTACTCATCCTCAAACTCTTTTGCTCTCTCAACGGATGCACCCTGACACAGAGTCACCTTTGGGTTGTTGCCATAGCGTTCAATCACACGTTGGTGACCACGCTCTACCTGACCATCGCGGTTGCGGAAGTAATCATCATTGCCTTCAGTGGACCACAGGTCAACACAATAAAAATTAGAGGTTACGCTCTCAAGTTGAGGAAAGTAGATATCCATATATCCACCATACTCAACACCAATCTCAACCACTTTAAGGTCAGTACGTCCATTGGCAAGAGTATCCTTCACCACAGTCGGGAGATGATCACGAGTGAAGTTAAAGTGCTTATAACGGGAATCAATATTAAATCCGTATGGGTTGTTCATTTTTCTCCTAGATCAGTTTTACTAAACCTTGTACACGATTGACAAATGTATGTTCTTTACGGACGACATTCATTTGGTGTTGAATCCTTTCAATGTCATCCTTGTGTTCCAAACCAAGTTGGAATAGTTCTGGGATACTCTCAGAGTATAGGACAGAATCATCAATAAACTCTTGACTAATCTTTGAGTTTGTCATACCAATTTGACCAAAACTAATTGCTTTCATCAATCGGCATCCGATGTATCCCCATTTTTTATGTGTTTCATTCCTAAAGTCTGGACACATAAAGGACTGTTGAGTGTATTTGATGTTGTCCTGCTCATCAAGAGGATTTTGCCATGGATCATTCATGGCAGTCTTCACTCCAATTTTAGCACAACATTGGAAAAACTCGTTAATGTATGATGCGTTTGCAAACCTACCACTGGTGGAGATACTTCCAAGGAAGTAATAGGTATCAGATCTTTGAATTTTTGCCCACTCAAGATCGATCTCATCGGGCAATAAATTAGTTGCCCATGCCATATAGATGATCTCATAATCACCTGAGGGTCTCTCATGGAGAACACCCTTGTCTAGGATATCACACTTGGATCTATCAAGGACAAAACTATAATTGTCCGTGTCCATATTGTTCATCAAGTATCTGACATCAACAAGTTTTTTAACTTTGCCAAGATACTTTTCTGGATTAACACAGACATGAACGAAATAAGTGCTTGTCTTTCTTAATGGGATCTTTTTGTCTGCAAATCCCTCTGTGAAGAATACACAGTTTTCGTAATCAAAATCCTCTGGATACTTTCCATCGTGGAACCAGTAGGTTTCATAACCAAGGTGTTTAAATGCTCTGTATACGGCTTCGTGTGTATACGAATGAGTATGGGTATGTAAGGGGTATCCCCAAATAATCACTTTCATTCTAAAGATCTCCAATAATCAAAGGTGTCACCAATAGTCTTTTGCAGACTAATCTCCGTGTCCCACCTTAATAATCCCTTCGCATTATTTATGTTGCCGTAGATAACCTTCTCATCAGTTGCCCTAAGGAGAGACTCATCGACATAATAGTCTCTGCCCGCAAGAATCAAATCCAAAACATCACTAATTTTGTAGCAAGCAGATGATCCGAGATTAATAGTTTTGCCGAGTTGAGTCACATATTGTGCTTTAATCAATCCCTTTACTAAATCTCTAACGTCAACAATTGACCTACGTCCAGTTATGTTTCCAACTCTAATGGGAAGATCATCTTTAATGACTCTTCGTACAATATCAGAGACAAAATCACTTGTCTTACGAGGTCCAGTACAATTAAAGATACGGACATTTACAAACTCAATGTGTCCCATCTGAGCATAGTTTCTCATCAGATGTTCCTGTGCCAACTTACTAGTTCCGTAAGGTGACATTGGTCGAGTTGGAGCATCTTCATCAGGAGGTTCAGTCCAATCAATATCTCCATACACAGCAGAGGATGATGCATTTACAATCTTAGGTTTATAATCCAACTCTCTACAAGCATCGAGTAGATTAACAGTTCCTTGAACGTTAGTGTCAATAGTATATCCAACTTTATCGAATGAAACATCTGGTCTACTTTGAGCAGCAAGATGATAAATTACAGTTGGTCTATGTGTATTAAGTGTCTCAACTACCCTCGGATAGTCAAGGAGGTCCAACTCCAAGTGATTATCTTTTAGGTCTTGTAGGATTGGGTCTCTCTCATCAATTGTTGGTAAGAGATACGTTGCAAGTACATCCTCTCCATCATTTTTTAGGGTCTCATAAAGATGAGTGCCCATCATACCAGCAGCTCCAGTGATTAAGGAGTAAACCATTCTCTAAACCTCTCTAGTCTTTCAGGTGTTCCGATATCGAACTTTTTGCATTCGATTTTTTGATACGTCATATTATTAAATGGCAACACCTCATACTCCATACTAACGGGTTTATCATGTTTTGCAATGGGAAGATTTAGTTGTGATTTATAAAACTTGTATATACCACTGTTTACCAACTGACGTGTGCCTTTTGCTGTTGGATCTTTCTCAATAAACATTCCAACATGACCGTCTTTACCGACGATAAACCCTTCGTCTCCAACAATAGTTTCCTCTGACACAAATACTGTTTGAGCGATACGGTCTACATTAATATCACCACCAAAGTATGTGTCGCCATTCATCACATAAAAACTATCAGGCAATTGAGTTCTAAACATCCATCCAGCAGTCCCTGCTGCCTTACCTTCGTTTAGAACATCATACCCATAGTTTTTAAAGTATTTTACATTGTCATCAGAACAAACAAGAGTAATATCGAATCCAGAAAGATTCTCTATTACTCTCGATAAAAATGGTTTGCCATGGATGTCAATCAAAGGTTTTGGGATACCATTTGTAACCGATTGTAGTCTGGTTCCTTTACCTCCAACAAGAAGATAAAGTTTAGTCCCCTTTGATAACTCTGTAACTATCATCCTCAAAGTGTTGTGTAGAAAATTCAAACAACTCAGTGTCAACGATGGCGTGCATCTGATGTCTGAGTCCAGGGTAAATATGGAACACATCACCCTTGTCAAGGACAATTTGCCTTGCCTTTAGTATATCATCGTCATCACCGTAGGTCAATAAAATAGACCCACTTTGGATAAAAAATGTTTCATCTTTGATAATGTGATAGTGCCAGGAGCACTTTTTGTCTGCCTCAAAGAATAATACTTTACCGCAATACTTTTCGTTGTTGACAATCCAGTTTTCATATCCCCATCCTTTTGGGTGGATTTCTCCCTTCATGTTCGCCATACGTCTACTCCATGCTTCACGAATTTGAATGGAACGATTCTACCAGTATCTCTCTTCTTGAGAGCAGAGATTAGTTTATGTCTCTGTTCAAAATCAGTAAAAAGAATAAGGTGTCCGCCACCGCCTGCTCCAGATATCTTAGCAGCAGTTGCTCCATTTGCGATAGCATACTCATAAGTATCTAGCAACTCAGGAGAACCTACTTTATCACTAGTCTGCAACTTGTGAATCCAATACTGATTCATTAGTTCGGATATTTTTTTAACATCACCAATCAACAGACTTCTCTTAAATTCAATACAAGACTCTTTGATTTTGTGTGTTGCGTCCAGAGACTTAGTGCTGCTTTTTAGATTATTAGACGTTGCCTCAATGACCCTCTCATCCCTTCTAGGACATCCAACATAATAAAGGACAGTATTTAACTCAAGCATGTTTTGAGTTTTATAGTTAAGTCTCAAAGGATTGACAATAGTTCTACCATCCTGCAAAAACTCAATATAATTAAATCCACCAAATGATGCAGAGTATTGGTCCTGCAATCCACCAGGCAAATCACAAATCTCTCTTTCAATATGCACAGCAAGTCTTGCCGTCTCATACTCATCTCTAGGCATATTATAATATTCAGAGATTGCAGAGATGAGAGCAACTACCAGTGCGCTAGAACTTCCTAATCCGCTGCCAGGAGGCGCTTCAACATATGTTGTAATCTTAACGGGTGTCCTATGCGAGAAATCTTTTACAAGGTGCTTATAGACGTTTATAAGCAGTTTAAGAGGACCAGGAGAATATTCATGAAACTTTAAAAACTCATGACTCTCCTCAAGATCAAGGTCAACACTCTTAAATACCCAATCTTCATTTGGTTCGACCTTGCAGTATGCATACTGATCAATGGTTCCACTTAGCACAACTCCACCATACTCCTTCCAATATGGAGCAAGGTCAGTTCCACCTCCAGCAAGTCCTAATCGGAGAGGTGCTTTGGCAAATACAGTCTTCATCGTAAATCTACTTGTAAATCTTGAGAGTTTGCTTTGAGTATTTTCTTTTGCTCAGAGATATCAATATTACCTCTCTTCATCATAAAAACACCCAGATCTAAAATCTCTCCAGGAATGTTCTCTTCGGAAATAGAGTGTAACATCAATTCATGCATGTGCCTCAGACCATTACGATAGAATGGCAAAATCTTTTCAAAGGTCTTGTTGATTTTGCTCATATACTTGTTAGGACCAAACCAAAACCAATCTTGATAGTGTCTGTCACCACCACATTGGATTGCTCCATCCATCATATAAACTTTATCAGGTTCAAAATCAGAAAACTTAATTGGTTTATTAAAGGTAAGATCAGTCCTTGCTCTCACAACAAAGTCATAGTCATCAAGGTAATGATGTGACATAGACCAGTTGATAGAATACCACTGACTTCTTTGTCTTGTGATAATACTACGAATCACGTCGGGGTCCATCGACGGGTCAAACAAACTGTTTGTTGGAAAGTCATCATAACCAAAAAACTCTTTTGGTTTGTGTGCTTCTACAAAAGATGACTTAGGTTTAAACTTTTGTCTAAAGTCCTCAACAGGATCATAGTCTTCGGGATATCTATCTTGACTCTCCCAGGCAAAGGTGTTGCCCTTGTATGACTCATCCCACCATAGGTGAGCATACACATCTACGTCATTACAAGAGAGAATGTTTTTATCAAACTGTTCAAATGACTTCTCAATATATCTGGGTTGACCAGAAAAACACAGTGCTACCTTCATCAGAATCTAGGCAATGTAATATGGATAGGCAATGGTTGAGAGTTAATTTCAAAGAAGTCAACCATCTTTTTATGAATCAACTCGCAGCACCAAGCACCATCAGTTTGCTCCATGCAAGCATCAATACACTTATCAAGCACAGGGAATGGAGACATAAATGCATCCATTACCTCAGAGGACCCAAAGTTAAACCAGTCATTAATCATACCATCCATCTGTTCCTGAACACCAGAGTAAAAAACAGTATTCTTAACGTTAGTAAATGATGGGTAATCAATCTTATTATGAACAATAGAGTCTGTTCTACTTTTAACAACTAGATCATATTTAAAGTCATGCTCATACTCATATTCCTTTTTGAGCATACAGACTTTTAATAGAGAGTAATAATATGAGGTAATGTTATTGACATCACGAATTGCAAAGTTTGGTTCTTCTGGATTATCAATTGCACCCCACTTATACCTCTTAAGTGATGCTCCGTAATTATTGGAGAGATGTGAGTTTAAAAACTTTTTACTATTCTCAACAATTAAACCTTTTGGATTATATGCTTTCTCAAATTGTTCGATAGCGTTTGGGTCAATACGCTGATTCTTCCATCCACCTGCCCCACCAAATTTGTATGGTTTGGATTGTAACTCCTCATCAAACCAGAGATGTCCGAATACATCTACTTCATGATCTCCAATAATGTTCTCCTTAATCGTAGGAGCAACCTCATTGATAAATCTGGGTTGTCCCGAAAAACAAAGTGCAATTCTCATAGCAAATAATCACTCAGATTATCATTATTCCTGGTGATATTTATTGAACCGCAGGAAGGATAGGTATTGCTCTTGGCAAAATCATTGATAACAATCCGATTACAGTGAGGTAGTCCCATAATCAGTTGATCGTAAGGCATACCATGCTTTTCCATCTCTTTAACAGTAGTCTCTCTTAAAAACTCAGGACGACTGGTGGTCAAAATAATATAAACCTTTCCCTCGTTATAAAGATTTCTCAGACACTCAATATTGTTAACAAGAGGTTGTCCCGACCCAACATAAGGTGGGAACTGGATAGATGAGTTTGTAACTAGAGTGCCATCAATATCTACAAACAATGTTTTATATTGCTTCTTATACCTCCTCCAGGCATCCAGAGTTCCCCAATCTTTATAAGTGTTTACCTCAAGACCAGAAAACTTTGAACCAGATAACATCATATCATAGATGATGTGACTGATATAACACTCTCCCTGCATATCTTTGAGTTTATTAAATGCAGCAGAGAACTCTTTTGCATCAGCAAATCCATATCCACCACAAGAGAATGTAGAACTAATTACATTCTTCTCTACGATGTTGGTAACAATACCATTTACATCCAACTCGATGTAACTCTTATTCCTAGCATTGATATTGTCCTCACTATTCAAATCAAAGTAAGCAACTTGATTGCCCTCTTTGACCTCACACTCATAATAGTTGTCGGAGTCCTTCACAAAGATAAACCCATCCAAATCATTACCCTCAATCAGGGCATTGACAGTCTCTGATTGAGATGAAGTGGGTTCCTTAAGATACATAAGGAATGATTTTTCACGGACTCCAAGTTCATCAAGTTCACGCACAAATCCAGCACTGAACTGATACTTATCCTCGTGCTCTTGGAGACAGATAAAATAAATCTGGTCAAAAAAGTCCAGGTTGAGTCCTGAGATAGACTCAATTGCCATAAACCTATTCTTCTTTGGGTGCGTCAGCATCCACTTCGGTCGCATATCTGGGAAGCGAGACGACTTGCCCGCCATTGGAACGACTAAAGTTTTCATACAAATCTGTTTTTTCTACTAATGTTTTCAGTATAGAGCGATGCCTATTATTAGTCAAGTAAGGTTCAATACGCAGCAAAGTAAGTGCATCCAAAACTTTAAATGCAACTGTGTTTAGATATTGAGAGTATCTATTCTCTATCTTTGACCAGAGATAGTGATATATTTGATATAATCTAAGATTATTATTGCCATGTATCTTAAGATTCCAATGATAATATAAGTCTTGCTTCAGTTTTGCAAAATCTACAAGATAACTATCAATAAAAGAGTCTAAAAAATCAATAAAGTACATCCTCTTAGGATGAAATATAACATTGGCAAAAGTTAAATCTCCGTGGCAAAAACTATACGGTACATTCAAATCATTATCAGAGCATACTTGTAGTAAGTAATCAATATAGTCAGACTGATTTAACGTTTTAATCTTATCAATAAAAATTTTTTTTGATACACTATTATGATATCTCTTTGAGTTATCAATCAAAAAGTCAAAGTAATCATATAAAGAATTCAAAATATTGTTAACACTTCTCACATCAGCATGTGAAAAGTATTCATCGAAAGAAAATCCCGAGACATACTCCATGTCAAAAGAGTATAAGTCATCGAGATTTACCTGATATACCCTAGGAGAATCAACATCCTTCAAAACAAAATGTGCAAACATTGATTGTTTTTTGGACTGTGCCACTAGTCTTTTATTGTATTCTGGAGATGAAGAATACTTTCTTAATACATCATCACGGAGCAGTTCAATTTTACATCCAGATAAACCACTCTTCAAATTAGTCATACCTGATACGCTGAGTTATCTTTTGCTAGGTGTACGATGGTTGGTTTAAAACTACAAAACCCTTTAAAGATTTCGGGATATGCAAAGGATGGTCCGAGTGTATGAACTTCTGATTTATTCTCAACAAAGAACTTATTCATCTGACTTTCATCATGCCACTCAGCAATCACATTACGAGTCTCATCGTCTTTGGTTCGACGGTCCAGTTCCTCCATCATATCAATCACATGAGGCACCTTACCGCCCCATAGACACCCCTGCCAGTAGGTTGAGATGTCATCGCTCTTAGAGATTGCTGCACAAGACTGTGGGTTAGTCTCAAAGGCACCAGGAAACTCTGTATGTGGAGACATCTTCATATAGTGACAAGGATGGTGTACACCAATAAACTTCTTATCCGTAAAGAGGTCTTCCTCTGTCACTGTATCGACCACACGCATATCAGCATCGAGGAATAAAACAAAATCAAATTTTTGTAAGTCTTCCTTTGCTTTTAAGATTGTACCGAAGCGGTACAATGTAATATATGGCCAAGGTAAATGTTTCTGATGATACGGGATAATATTATCTGGAACACCATCTAACTCACCATCGGTAAAAACAAAATACTTCTTCTCAGTGCTTGGAACAAGATATTGTTCACACGCTTCATGCCAAGTTGGGAGGAAGTTGAGATATCTGTTTGTACCGATAAAAACAACCGCTAGTTTCATTTTATCTTAATCAAAGTTTGAATGGGATAGTTAGTATCAACTAAGTAAATAATTTCGTAATCCAAATTATATTCATCTAGAAACTCTGCAAATGCTACTCCCTCATTACGTTCCATATCTTTTTTTATCAAAAACTCATCAAAGTAAATGAAGGTTCCAGGTTTGATATATGGTCCAAGGTACTCAAAGACTGTTTTAGTGGAGGAATATAAGTCACAGTCAATATTAATAAAAGAGATTTTATCAATCTCATGTTCTTCAACAAACTTTGGAAGAGTATCATCAAACCACCCAATAACAAGTTCTACATTATCATGAACTTTAGGTGGTTCCTTTCTAGAAAAATGCCCCTTTTTGTGATTCTCTATCCAATCTTCTGGAAGACCTTTGAATGAATCAAAACCATAGATTTTATCACAACACTTACTTAGTTTATTGATGGTCTCTCCAGAGAATACACCAAACTCGAACCAATAACCATCTCTAGGAATATTAGATTGGGGAATCCAATCTTTAAGAATAATGTGTGCATTTGTTTGCTTACCAGTAAACGAAGTAAAGTCTTTGATTATGCGTTTATATGTATCAGACATTTTTTTTAAAGGTTAAAGATACAACGTTCAAATTGGGATGACCTGCGACTCTAAACAAATCCTTTTTACGGTTTCTCCATTTACCCTCAAGAGTAAGACCTTGTGCATTTGCAGCAGCAATAAATGTCTCAGGACTCACAAACTCTCCAGTATCACAATCAACCTGACAATCTGATGAGATGATAATGTGACCGCCTGGTTTGAGGCATCGATAAACCTCTCTGAATACGTTATTCAGTACAGATTCACCATCAGGACAGACTCCACCTCGTCCACAAAAGTGAGTGATAGAACAAAGATCAGTAAAGACATCGACACTCTCATCCTCAACAGCAGGAAACCATTCCCAAATGTCAGCATTAATCATTGTGACTTCACTTCCCTCACAGTCGTGGTCCAAACGACCACCAGTTTCAGTACAGTCAACTCCAGTAACTGTGTTGCCCCAAGATGAGATGATGTGAGGTACGCAACCACGAGCACATCCAAGGTCAACAACGGTTACACCATTGTCTGGGTAAAGTTCTTTGAACCTATCCAAAACACCAATCCACTTAATTAGCGCATCAGACTTCCACCAAAGATCATGATGAGGAAATCTAGTGGCATAATCATTTTCATCACGGACTTGGCGAGCACGGACGAGATCTCTCTCATCATACAAAACATTTTGAATGGTCATAATACTTGAATGTCTGGCAGTTCGTTATAAAGGTCTGTTGCTGATCGTAGGATGGCAGTAAACTCCTCTCTTTTATCCTCGGGAATAAGATCAATCTTAGAGTTACGTGGTCTCTGAACATATTCAGATGGGACCGATTCTTGATTTAGAAAATCAACAAATATCTGCTTACCGTACTTCCATTGTACATCAGATTTTACACAAAGGATAGGATAATTCGTCGTCCTTTGAGTCCAATTGTATATATGCTCATAAGTCATAAACCAATCAAGACCACCTTTAACATACTCATCAAGAGTATATTGCTTACGGAACTGTGGTTGAACTCTATAGATCTCTTTACTCTCTGGATGCAACTCAACATTGTCTGTACGAGTTGGGTGCAGAGGTAGTCCCTTATTTTCAATATGTGTGACTGCCATATCTCTACGGAAAATAGAGATCACCGATTGCAGTGGGTCACCAACAACAAAGATTGCTTTTTCAATCTCCGAATACATTGGAGGATAAAGAGTATGTTTACATCGACCAAAGTTAATACCCTGGTGGAAGTGATCATAATTACTCTCAATACCTAAAGAGTTAATGATCTTAAACAACTGACTGGAGGCGCATCCCCCAATACTATTCAATACAGTTACTTCACTCATTCAAGTATCTCCCAATGTTCTGGATATAAGTCTTTTGTATTTTTGTCTCTTAATGCTGGTCCAAACCAGTGTTTTGGTGCAATGACCCTTCCTTTGTTTGCAAACCAAGCACCCCACCAAGAGAATGTAGAGTTGGCAATGATAAAGTCTGAGCACAGACTCATCAGACACATGTCAACATAACCACTGGTATTCTCAGAGACTAGGAATCTGTCATCAGAGAACAAGTCCTGCTCTTTGCACCAAGATGGATCATCAGAGAAGACAATAACATTTGCATCATCTGGAAACTTTGCAAGTGCTTTTTTATAATAATCCAAACCAAGATTATTATGATTAGCAGAGTTTTGAATATAATCTGTTCGACGGATATGTAAAGCAACAATTGTAGGATCAGGATCTTCAGCATAAAGAGATCCCATCATCTCATTACAAGGATCAAGTATTTCTTTTTTAAAAGTAAAGTCCTTACGGATAATATCCTCTACATTTTTAAAATACTTTTCTGTTTGAAAAAATCCATACAGACTTACCCAATCAGGACAATTGTTAAATAGATCCTCATCAAATTCAAATCCTCTCTCTTTTCTATAAGGTCTACTTGGATCAATGGACTGAAGATTGAGAGAGGTCACACTACTCATCTCAAAACAATCAAACAACTCTGTTCTGAGCATATTCCCAATACCATCATCGACAGCATCTTTGTAAAAGGGAAGGCAAAAGTTGTGTCCATTGTTTGCAGCGATTCCACGAAGAGCAGCATATTGGAACATTTGGTTTCCCAGGCGTCCCAATCTACCCAAATGATTAAATCCAATCATCCTGCAGCAATCTCCTCACTGATTTCAGTATCAGCATATGCATTAATGGCAAGTCTCAGGTCTATCTGCTTCTCAATCCATTCATAAGTCTTGCGAATACCTTCCTCAAGAGTCATCTCATAATCCCAATCAAGTTTTTCTCGAATGAGATCATTGTTGGAGTTACGTCCACGAACACCAAGAGGTGCATCTAATTTATGAAGTCTTTGAACAGGTTTGCCAGCAACCTTAGATACGATCTCAACCAGTTCATTAATAGTTACCATCTCTTCCGAACCAATATTTACTGGTCCCTCAAAATCAGATTCCATCAGACGACGAGTTGCCTCAATACATTCATCAATATAAAGGAATGAACGAGTTTGCATTCCGTCTCCCCAAACCTCAATAGCACCACCTACAGGGGGCAAAGATGCTACCTTGCGACACATTGCCGCTGGTGCTTTTTCTCGTCCACCTTCCCAGGTTCCTTCGGGTCCGTAAATATTATGGTATCGAGCAACACGTACAGGAATACCGTGATTCCTGCTGTAAGCAAGGTACATACGCTCGGAGAAGAGTTTCTCCCATCCATACTCTGAGTCTGGTGCTGCTGGGTATGCTGAGTCTTCACTACAATCGGGATTATCAGGATCAAGTTGATTATATTCGGGATACATGCAAGCAGATCCAGAATAGAAGATCTTAGTAGGTTGTTCTAGTTTAGGACGGTTGCAAACAGTTCCAACCTTTTCTATACCATCAAAGGTCTCGTTGAACTTACGAACCTCTTCAAGTACGTTTAGATTGATTAATGCAGAGTTGTGCATGATGTTTGCATCGTTTTCTCCAGTAAATACAAATCCTGCACCACCCATATCAGCAGCAAACTGATAGATTTCATCAAATGGGAGTAGATACTGATAGGGAACATTAGAGGTAAAGTTTCCTTGGTATCCTTTAAACTCAATAACGCGACGAACAAAGTTTGGATCACGTAGGTCACCACGTACAAACTCATTAGCAGCAGTGATACCAAACTCTGGATACTTTAGATCAACACCACGAACCCAGTATCCTTCGTTTCGGAGTCGGTAGACCATATGGCTTCCAATAAATCCACCAGCACCTAGAACTAGTGCTGTCTTCTTATACTCAGACATCCTAAAAAGTTGATTAACTTACTATGTATTATACAAAAAAAGAGGGGTTGTTGCAACCCCTCTCAAAAAATATTTACGCGACGCGCCACGCTATTTTGACTGAATAACGAAACAGGCGGGGTATACCCCATCCGCACCAGCGACATTTGAGAGATGCCGCAAACTCCGAGGGTCAAAGGACCATCCCGACCAGGGCAATGTTAACGTCATTCCGAGACGGGCATATTAGGGATGACTCCACCAGGATAATTTAGAGTCTATCCAGGACTCAGAAAGGAAGTTTTTGACTTCTACCAAGGAAAGTGATGAGAGTTTCAAGTCTCTCACTTACAGCAGATACATCTCCACCTGATGCTTTAGCACCACATGGTTCATGAGATCTTTCTTCCAGAGCAGCAAGTCTTGCTTCAATCTCTGCAAGTTTCTTTTCTACTTCTTTATCATACGCAGACATATATGGTTGCGAAGAAGAGGATGTAGATGAGGAAGATGAGGATGTTCTTCTAGTTGCCATGGTTATCAATTCGTGACTATGTGTTATTTAGTCAATCATACTTTCTATAAGCTCCAGGGTTATCTGGATCCAACCATTTAGTATACTCAAAATCTTCCATTGCGGTAGAGATTTGCATACTGTTATCACAAAGATACATGTCTTTATATCTCGCAGTCATAGAATCCATTTTTTGAATCCTATAGTCTGGGTGACCATTTTCTAGAGTTCCTCGTTCAACATAACGATAGGGAAACTGCTCAAGCAGAATCTTCATTATCAAGCAACCTCCAAGGTTTGAAGATCGTTGTAAATGTATTCCATTAGCATATCATAATCATCAAGAGGTTCACCAGAAAAAACTACTCCTTGATTTTCATAGTAGCGACGTACCTTTTTGAAAAGTTTCGGATTCTTTACATCAAGGAAAATATCGCCATTAGCGGCGTCACGGAGTGTTTGTACGTCCTTTTTGAACTTTGCTGTGAGTGTCATTGTCTCGTTTGTTGACCTAGTTATAGTAGGATTTTTTGACGGTATTGTCAAGGGGACAGATTGGATTCTGTCCAGTGCTCCTTGCGTGGATCGAACACGCCTCAGGCGAATTATGAGTTCGCTGCAT